TAATGACCGTTAAACCAATCAAAAACGCACCAACTGTGGTGTCTATAGATCAGTCCACTATCAACGCACTGGAGAGTGATAACCACGACTTGAAACAGCTTGTTGATCTGCTCGACGGCAAAATTAATTTGCTGGATAAGAAGCTTGATGCTGTCTATGGGCTGGTGACGGCTGTAACAACACTCAGCCAGCAATTAGCAAAGGACGCAATCGCAAGCGCAAAGGGGGCAGGCCATGACGGGGAATAAGTTTATCGTCCTTGACGAAGCGCAGGCGGGTATCTTGTTGGAGATCTGCGAATATCTGATTGACGACACCCACAAGTCACCAGTCCTGACTGAGGCGTCGGCGCGGCTGTCTGCTCATCACTTGCGTGATGCCCTCGACGATAAGAAGCAGGAAAGCCACCGGTTTAAGCTTCAGTCGGCACATGCGCTGCTGGATGCTCTAAAAGCAGCACCTGTCGGGGTAGATGCTTTAACGCCTGATCAATATCGGGGGGCTGACCATGAGTAATTTAGGGCTTATCGTTCTGACGGCTGGCGCGTTCAACGTGCTGGTCGCGATAACCGCACTCATTGGCGGCATCGCTTTGGGTGCCGACACTGCCAGCATTTTAGGTCTAGTCGGTACGCTGATGGTGTATTTTGGACTGATGGTCTGGTGGCTATCGCATGACCCGTACATCAAGGGGCGGAAGCATGATTAGCATTGCCGGAATACTGCTGGCACTTGCTGTGGCCTTACTTGTTTGGCTTGTGGTGGAAGACTACAGATAGTCGCGCGACATACTGGGAAACCACCCTGAGAACCCTCCAGCTTAACCGCTGGGGGGTTTTTTCATGGGCACGGCAAATAATACCTAGCGCGTTAACATTGCACGATAAACACGGCGTGGGGCTTGTCGGGGATAACGCGCCTAAATCAGCGCGGCGGTCAAGTTTTTGGGGGAAGGACACTGGGGGTCAAATGAATTTTGGCCGTGACGGGCGCGGGCGCGGGCGCGCATAGGGTTGATCCTGCGGTAGGGCGTGGCGGTACGGCACTTAGGGCAAACAGCGAAGGCCACGGCCTCACCGATACGGAAATATATTTTTTGACGCGCGGGCGCGGGCTAGGGCCACTGGGGGCACCCCCATAGTCATATGCAATCCCCATATATTTTTTGTATTTTTAGGGGTGCGACATGTTGTGCTTACCTTGTCGCGCTACATTTAGGGGAAACCTAGAGGGCTACCCAACAAAAAACCCCGCTGGTTTACAGCGAGGTTGGCTATGGTGTATATCCCGGCGGGTTACTCCCTGAGTATATAGTTGTATTTTCCGTTTGTCAATAATAATTTTAGCTTGACACAGAGTTTTTAAGCAATAAAATAAGGTATGGGCCGATGTGTAGCGGTAAAGGGGAATCAAACATTTAAAAACAAGTCCTAAGACTACCCCACTTAGCCCTTATCTTAAAAAAAAGGTAAAAATAATGGCTCGATATCTTGTTGAGGGTACAGGAATAGAAGACGCAGTAGCGTTTGTAGCCTGTTTTGCAGTCTTAATTATTTTTTGTATATAAAAATTATGAATTTACTACCTCAAAACAACGCAAAGCAGCCTCTGACTGAGAAACAAGAAGCATTTTTAGACGAATTGTTTGAAAATGGTGGCAATATGAAAGCTGCAGCCGTAAAAGCAGGCTACGCGGAGGGTTCTTCCGTGTGGTTGAAGCAAAGATTGGCTGATGAGATCATAGAACGTAGCAAACACATGCTTGCAGGACACGCTGTAAGGGCCGTAAACAGGCTTGTCACTACAATAGACGATGATGGCAGCGAACCACGCGCCGAAGTGCGTCTACGGGCTGCTGAAGCCCTCCTGAACCGTGTTGGTTTGGGTAAACAAGAAACAATAAACCACAACGTACAGGCAGTACACGGTGTAGTTCTGTTGCCGCCTAAAAAGGAGATACAGATAGATGGCTAGTGGAGAAAAGAAAAAGCGACTAGGACAGCGCAGAGTAAAAAAAATAAAAGATTATGATCGTATAACAGACAAAACCAGAACTTTTGCAAGAGATGCTATTGACATTAGTATGCTGGAAAGAGGGCGTTTCCTAAAAAAGAGAGGTCCTGATAGCACTCCTATTAAAAAAAGACCAACAATGCCACGAACACTACAACAGCCTCGTAGTGCTGATGGTTCAGGCTCAGAATTGCGGGATTTTGATCTGACAGATTATTTAGGACCAAAACTAACTGAAAGAGCCTACGATGCAGTGGAGGCTCTAGACAGAAAAGCAATGAAAAGATTTTCACGCCGGGTTAAAGATAAACGGCTAAAGGACCGCAAATAAAAATGGCAGATAGAAAAACTTATTACCACAGTCCAAAAGAAACTGCTACTCAAGATACTAAATTTGAGCCTAGACTTTCACTTTTAGGGAAAGCCCCAAAAGGAAGGGTACAATCGGGTAAAAATTTTAGAGACTACAAACATAAACATCAGCACCTGCGCGACAAGGACCGAACAAACAAATTTGGTATGAATATTTAAAAATGACAGATAGAAAAACTTATTACCACAGTCCCAAAGAAAGACCCACAAGGGGCACAGATGAACAAGGGGCCGCTATGTTTGAGCGTCAACGAAAGCAGCGTAAAGAGCAAGAAGAAAAAATTCGTGAACGTGCCCTTGAAATAGATCCAGAAAACTATACTCCTAAACAGTGACCGATGATAATCCAACCCCGCCAAAACGTCCACGTGGTCGCCCGAAGAAACAGCCGGGGGACGCTAAGAGTTCATACAATTTGTCCAGTCCTGAAAGAGCGCGAAGAGAGACACAAAGACGAATTAGAACAAACCGTAAAAAAGCTGAAAAGCTTGAAGGACGCGCTAAACGATATCGTCAAGTTGCAAGAGAACAGACTAGAGCAGCAGGGGCAGTAGAAAATGCAATCAATGGTAAAAAATCTAGAGTCATTGATGAAGGAACTATCCATAATCTTCCGAAATCCGTCAGAGATATGGTTCAAGATTCTGAAGTTGTATTTAAGCCTAATGATGGTCCTCAGTTTGATTTCCTCTCGGCTCCAGAACAAGATGTCCTCTATGGTGGCGCGGCTGGGGGCGGTAAGTCTTTTGCCCTCCTTGCGGATCCCCTTCGTTATTGTCACAATACTAATTTTCGCGGCCTTCTGCTCCGTCGCACTCTAGACGAGCTAACAGAGCTTATCGACAAATCAAAACAATTATACCCCAAAGCATTTCCCGGTGCTACATTCCGTGAATCTAAATCAACATGGAACTTTCCGTCTGGTGCAACGCTTTGGTTTACGTATCTAGAAAAAGACCGTGACGTGACCCGCTTTCAGGGTCAGTCGTTTGCGTGGATAGGTATTGATGAGATAACACAGTATCCGTCCCCATACGTGTGGGACTATCTGCGTTCTCGTCTTCGTACCACAGACGCAGAACTAACAAATAACCTATCCATGCGTTGCACAGCCAACCCCGGTGGTGTCGGCGGCTGGTGGGTCAAGAAGATGTATATTGATGCTGCGGAGCATAATCACACGTTTGCTGCCACAGATCTTGATACAGGAAAGCCCCTGACATATCCTGCAGGACACGACAAAGAGGGTGAACCTCTGTTCTACAGGAGATTTATCCCCGCACGACTGACTGACAACCCATATCTTATGGCAGACGGTCAGTACGAGGCGATGCTCTTGTCGCTCCCAGAGGTCGAGCGCAAGCGTCTCCTTGATGGGGACTGGGACGTTGCAGAAGGTGCAGCGTTCCCAGAATTTAGCAGGACTAGACACGTGGTAGACCCGATAGAGCTACCAGCGAACTGGCCCCGCATACGAGCAGCCGACTACGGCTACAGTTCTCCGTCGTGCGTTCTCTGGGGTGCAATAGACTGGGACAACAACATCTGGATCTACCGTGAGTTGTACGGCAAGGGTATGACGGGCGAAGCTCTGGCTACACGTATCATGGAGATGGAAGCGGAAGATCAACCACCCCACTACACGGTGCTTGACTCCTCTTGCTGGAACAAAACAGGTCTTGGCCCGTCTATTGCCGAAACAATGATACGGTGTGGTGTGCGATGGATGCCGTCTGACAGGAACCGCCTCGCTGGTAAAATGGAAGTGCATCGTCGTTTGTCAGATGATCCATACACCAATGAGCCGCGTATGAAGATATTCAACACTTGTCAGAACACCATTAAACAATTGTCAGGTATTCCTTTGTCTAAAAACAACAGCGAAGACGTGGATACAAAAGCAGAAGACCACGCATACGACGCATTACGATACATGGTTATGACACGCACATCAGGATATGAAACTATACAGAATCAGCTTCGCGGTATTAAAGACCGCGTGTATGAGCCGATGGATTCGACGTTTGGATACTAAGTTATGACATTTGATGAAATAGCAGAAAAAGCAAGAGAGGGCACTGTTACCATACGCGAGGTGACAACTCATCTAAAATCTTCTGCGGGCATGTCTAAAAATAAGAAAAAAAAGCTGCAGACCCTACTAAACTCTGGCTTTGAAAAAATGGGCATTGACCCGGATCTTCCTTTTTCAGCTTTGTCTAGGGGAGAGAATGTTGCTTTATTCTCCGCAGAAGGAAGTCCTGACGGAAAGAACAGACTTACATCTCTTCAAGTTCTTAATGAAATAGGAAGAACTTTTACACGGAGAGGGATCAATCCTAAGAATGACTTTGGTGAACCTCTTTATCAAGATCTAGAACAAGTAGCTAGAGAAGATGTAAAAGTGAAAAAATTTCAGACGCGTGGTGAAAGACCTATGGAAGGTCTGATAACACAAGCTGAAATGAAAGAAATATATGATACCAATCTACAAAAAGTAAAACCGGAAATAGCAGACGCATTAAACTTCAGTCGTATCACTGGTGTTAGACCTGCTCAAATAACTACAGGCACTCCTAACGAACCTAATGTAAATCAAATAACCAAAGACATGGTGTCAATCACTACTAATGAAGCAGGTGAACCAACGCGAGTGCGAATTGAAGGCATTACTGGAACTAAAAAAAATAGACCTGATATTGACGTTCCTGCAGACTCTAGTTTAGGTAAATTAATTATTCGATCTTATGAAAGGCCGGGAGAGTATTTATTTAATGTTAAACAATCTGCTTTTGACACTGCTTTTCGTAAGAACATAAGCCCCACACTTATAGTTGAACATGAGAAAAAATTGCCCCTTGATAACAAGGGAAACCGAATGTCATCTTCGATGGTCGCAAGGGCTGCTTTTTCTAAACAATTAGCTGATGAATTCAAAATCGGAGATCTCGAAACTGAATTCATGATGGGGCAAAAGCCCAAGAGTGTGTTACGCGGTAATTATGCAGGTCGTCCAGATATAGCGACAGAAGATTTTTACGGTTTAACTTCTGGAGACAGAGTTTTTGATATTGACTCTGAAACAGGAGAAAGAAGCCAAACTGCACGGAACAAAACTCCAGAAGAAATAGAAGCAGAGTCTAGTGCTAATGTGGCTAAACAAAAAGAAAGAGAATCTAAAGCTAAAGCAGCGCAACTAGAAACAGATAAAAAAACTGTTGAGTATCTTTCTAGCCCAGAAGGTCAAGATTTTCTTAAAAAACAGCACGAATTAGAATTACAACAACTTGAATTTGATGAAGGTGTAGAAACTGCAAAATATGAAGCTTCACAAAAACGAAAACAATTCAGAGCCGCACTAAAAGCTCAAGAAAAAGTTCTTCCAGATGATCAAGCAGCTAACATAAAACCAAAACCGGGTAGACTCAGAGCAGCCGCCAATCGTGCAGCAGACACAGTAAAGCAATCTGAAACTAACCCGATGATGGGCCATAATCAACCTCCCGACGAGTATAAGATGGGAGATGAAGAGACAAAAGGGTTTTACAACAAATTACCGAAAGCAACAAAATTAGTTCCGTTTGTTGGTGCTGCATATGCTGCCTCTATAAAGAAAGGCGAGGCAGAGGAGGCTTTTGAACGCGGAGATACTTTAACGGGAACGCTCAGATCAGCACAAGCTGTTGAAGAGGCGATTAGCCCTCTTCCCTTCACCACTGGGGATGTGGAAGATTTCTTAGCGTATAATGCCGCAGAAAGAGAGCGCAAGGCACCTCAAATGAAACAATTGATGGAAGAACGTGCAGGACGTATGAAAGCACGTCGTGAACGGGTCACATCCTCCCAAGATGAACAAATGGATGAATTACTACAACAACAGGAGTAGACAAAATGGCAGGCAATAACTATAACTTTGGACCGGGGTACATCATGAACTCCGACAAACAAACTGTAGACGCTGATGTCGGTGAAAGCAACTTGTATCGTGAAGGACTTGAGTTTGACACTCGTGCCAAAACAGACGTTTTGACAGAAGACATGCCCAAGAAACTTACTAAGCCAACTGATACTGGTCTTATGTCACTGGCAGACGACAATCGCCCCTTTGCTGAAGGCGGCGAATAACACTAATCCCACAGGGGCAATCTCATGCAAGATGATCTGAATATTTCCGACATGGAAGAACCAGATGTAATCGAAGATGCTGAAGAGGTAGCCCCCGGACTTGCAGGGTTGATAACAGAACGGTTCCGTGCTGCGGAGACGGGGCGTTATAACCACGAGCAACGCTGGTTGCTGGCATACAAGAACTTCCGGGGCACCTTTAACGATTCGTCAACAGAGTATCGCAACTCTGAACGATCAAAAGTGTTTTTGAAAATAACTAAAACAAAAGTTCTAGCCGCATACGGTCAGATCGTTGATATTTTGTTTTCTAACAAAAAGTTTCCGCTAGTGGTAGAACCTACCCCTGTGCCAGAGGGCATAGCGGAATTTGCTCATCTACGCACCCCGTTAGATGAAGCTATGCCTCCACCCGCTTCTAGCCCTGTAGGGTTTGAAGGAGATGGCATGGAGCTTGCTCCCGGAGCTACGGAGGCAACTTTTCTTGGGGGGTTACAAGATACTTTTGCTAACGCCCCTCTTGCAGAGGGTCCGTCCCGACTTGGAGAACCTCAAATATCTCCGGCTCAAAAGGCAGCATTGAAAATGGAAAAACTGATCCACGATCAATTGCTGGATTCTAACGCAGTAAATGTTCTACGTTCTGCAGTGTTTGAGTCGGCTCTGTTCGGAACAGGGATTATCAAAGGCCCACTTAACTACAACAAAAACGTGCATAAGTGGACTCGTGACGAAGAAGGTACACGAAACTATACGCCTTACGAAAAGACGATGCCTCGTATTGAAGCAGTCTCAGTTTGGGATTTTCACCCTGATCCTTCTGCAATCAGCATAGAGGATGCAGAATACGTAATTCAACGCCATCGTATGAATCGTCAACAGCTTCGTAATTTACAAAATCGTCCGTATTTTAACAACGATATTATAGCTGACGTTATAGCAAACGGACCAAACTACACGGACAAATACTATGAAGACACTGTTCGTAACGACGAAAATGACCCTGCGTATCAGGACAACCGTTTTGAAGTTCTCGAATACTGGGGTGTTCTCGACGGATATTTAGCTAAACGAACTGGCATGGATTTGCCAGCAGGCATGGACGATCTTGATCAGGTGCAAATCAACGCTTGGATATGTGGTCCTCGTGTTTTGCGTTGCGTTTTAAATCCGTTTACTCCTGCACGTATTCCGTACCAAGCAATGCCGTTTGAAGTAAACCCCTACAATATCTTTGGAGTTGGTGTTGCTGAGAACATGGAAGATGCACAGCTTCTCATGAACGGACACATGCGTATGGCTATCGACAACCTAGCCCTTGCTGGTAATCTGGTGTTTGACGTGGATGAAGCATCTCTTGTTCCGGGACAAAATTTTGATATCTTCCCCGGAAAAATCTTCCGACGACAGTCGGGAGTTACAGGAACCGCAATCAATGGTTTGAAGTTTCCTAGCACGGCTAACGAAAACATACAAATGTATCAGATTGCACGACAACTTGCTGACGAAGAAACAGGCATACCATCAATCATGCACGGACAAACAGGCGTTACAGGCACTGGGCGCACAGCGGCAGGACTGTCCATGTTGCTAGGCTCTGCCAGCCTGTCTATGAAAACTGTTATTAAGAATGTAGACGACTACATGCTCAAGCCTCTTGGAGAGGCATTTTTTCAATGGAACATGCAGTTCAATGAAGACACACCGGATATAGAGGGTGACCTTGAAATCAAACCTCGTGGTGCTTCGGCTGTCATGCAAAAGGAGGTACGCACACAGCGTCTTACGGCCCTGTTGCAAACGGTGTCTAATCCCATGTTAGCACCATTTATCAAATTACCCAACCTAATGCGAGAGCTTGCTATCTCACAGGACATTGATCCAGACAGTCTGGTTAATGACATGAGTGAAGCAGCCATATACGCTGAAATGCTAAAAGGATTACAAAATGCTCAACAAGGAACTGGCCCCGCTGGTGGGACCGCTGGTCAACAGCCCGACCCATTGGGAGGGGCTGGAGGCGTACCTCAAGGCCCTCCACCAACTGACGATTCGGGCGTTGGTGACGGCACAATCGGAGTCGGAACTGCGCCAACTGCAGGGGAAGGTGGGTTTACTGGAAACCCTCCTCAACCTGAAGAATAATTATGAGGCAGTCATAAAACAAAATGTCTCAAACGGATAATTCTTTTTTAACAACTCCAGATGATCCAACGGTACAGGCTGTCGAGTCTCCTGAGTTGGATTTCTCAGCAGTTGAGTCTCCTACTGTAGACTCGCCCGGTTTATTTGAGTATGAAGGCCCGTTTAATGTAGGTCCTCGTGAGGGAGATCTTTGGTTTGAACTTAGGAGAAAAGAGAAAAGAGAACTCAGGCTTCAAGCACGATTAAATCTGAGTAATTTTTATGCTAATCTTGATCTAGATACAAAAAGCATATTAGACGGTCTTGAGGGTCCAGATTTTGAAGGTCTTGACGGTTTTAACTTTGGCGATCTAGGAATTGAAATACCAGATTTTGATCCAAACTTAAGGCTAGAAGATATTTTTCCTCAGTTTGGTGGTATAGATATCGGTGAGATAGATTTTAGTACAGGCACTGGTATTAAAAAATATATAGAAGGATATGTTAAGGACCTTACTGATTATTTTAAAGAAATAGATTTTTTTGAATTTGATGGAGAAAAAATACCAGAGTTCGAGGGCTACGGAACAGCAGGTAAAGCAGCCCATGATGCAATTGGTCAAACTGTAAATTTTTACAAAAACCCTACTCTCAACAACGCTGATGCTCTTTTAAATAGTTTAAACAACGCCTCAGAAGCTTTTGAAAAAATAGGATTTACTAAAGGGTCTGAATTAGCAAAACTACATCCACAATTAGCAGGCGCACTTTTAGATGTGGGTGCAATTAGCGACATTGCCTCGTTTGTTGACGATCCTTCTTTAGTAGGTGCAGCAGGGGCATTTAATAGCGCAAATTATATTTTGGATAATCTTGGTATTGAATCCTTGCCGGGTGCTGATAGTGATATTGCAAGGCTTGCAGGTAATGCTGTCACGGTTCTTACTGCTGCTACAGAATTAGATAAATTTTTCAAAGATCCAAGTCTAACTGGTGCGCTTTCAACTAGTGCTGCTGTAGCAAATGCTGCTGCTGTATTTGGTGGAACTTCAACTGCGGCTACTGCAACTCAAATTGCTAATTTTTTGAACCCAATCACAATGTTTGTTGCAGGTGTTGGTCTAATTAGAGGTTTAACACACGACGCTGACTATTCACGGTCAGACGGCATCGTCAGCTATAAAAACGGAAAATTTGAAACGACATTTCTTAACGGTGCCGACGGTGGCTCCCTCGCTTACACACACTGGGCTGACGCTCAAACACACGTAGCGACAAATGCTTTAAACTCTCTGATGAATGATTATGGCTTTGAGGTTGATAATAAAAAGATGTCTCAGATATTTAACAGCCACATGAATAAATCGTACATAACAAACAACCCACAATACGCAATGCAGGGAGGCAGAAATCACTCGTCCAGCGGTGTCGATATGGTGTTATCCCTGTTAAAAGCAGGGGCGTTAAAACCCGGTAAAGATACCCCCGCGTTTATAGTCAGTGAGACAGCCGTTTTTGGTCAGTTTATGGGTAACTTTTTTAAACAAATGACCAATGATGCCGCAGCATACATGATGGACAACGGCGGGTATATTTCACGAAAAGGGGGACGACTTACTCCTCAACAGAAACTTGAGTCTCAAACGTATCTTCCTTTTGCAGACAAGCAATCTGCACAAGCCTATATTGATAAAAAAGGTCTTGGACTTAAAAAAGGAAAATTGCAAGCAATAGGCTCTAAAAAAGTTACAAAAACTACAAGCAAGGCTATTTTAGGATTCAATATATCTGGACATTCCATCAATGCCGACAACTCTATAAAACCCACCACTATAACATACAACGTAGGAGAGGAGAAATATGTAGGGAAAGGCAAATATACTAATCAATACACAAAAACTTTTAAAACGGAAGCAGAAGCCAAAAAATTTGTTTCTGAAAATTCTGGAAAAATAGAAAAAGGAAGACGACGAGAGGGTAAAGGATATACGTATTACGAAACTCGGACAGACTATGCTTACATATTACACGAAGGTCAATACATTATAGGTGAAAGAAAGGTAGAACTTTAAAATGTCAGAAAAAGATTTGTTACCATTTCACAAGGGGGATAACCCAGAGTATTTACAAGTCGTGATGGGCTTTTCAGAAGAAAAGGCACCTATACAAAAACAAACCGATGCAATGCTAAAAGATCCTACCCTCAAAGCAACAGGGGGCGTTTCCCAAGTTCCTACTGAAGCACCTGATGGACCCCCCTCTGGTGTTATTCAGACAGAGGATGCAACTCCGGCTGAAACTGTAGCTGATGACATCCCTATGGAGGTGCCGGAAGGTTCTTTCATCATCAACGCCGCCGCTGCAGAGGTAGCAGGATACGGCGATATCAAAGAGATGATCCTTGATGCAGTGGGAGTGGCCCGTCGTTTGGGGGTTGACATTTCAACCGGGGACGATAAAATAGGGGATGAGGAAGCTGTCGATCTCCTTGTGTCAAAGGGTGAGGTGTATATCGAACCTACTTTGGCTAAGATTATCGGCTATGACGTATTAGAAAAAATTAATAATCGCGGTAAACGCGAAGTAGCCCGTCGCCAAAAAGAGGCAGAGGCTAAACAACAACCACCGCAAGAACAAAAGAATTCTCAGGGTTTTATCCCTAAGAAATAGGACAGCTACCCGTAGCCAACGGCCCTGTCTTTAACTAACCGAAGCAGCTACCCGAATATCGGCCCTGCACTGGAGAAGTATCATGGCAAAAGCAAAAGGCCACCGCGCCAACAAACCAAATGATTCCTTTGGAACAATTAACAATCCTAACCTTTATCGTGGTGCATACAAAGAAGACGTATACAAGGACGATGAAGAACAGCTAGAAGCTCAAGAAACGGACCCCTCTGAAGAGGCTACTCCCGAAGAACAAGGCTTTAGCAGCAAAAAAGAAGAAGTAGATTACAAGAAACGATATGATGACCTGAAACGTCACTACGATGCGAAGCTGGCAGAGTGGAAGGACGAGAAGGCAGAACTCGCTTCTCAAGGAGAAAGTTCAGCAGAACTGGATACTCTTACTCGTCTCAAGGCTCCAAAGAGCATGGAAGAGTTAGAGCAGTTCAAAGAACAGTACCCGGATGTCTACGGGATTGTTGAAACAGTATCCGCGCTTCAAGCAGACAGCACAACGTCTGAGCTTCGTGGCGAAGTAGAGAAGTTGCGGGAACGTGAGAAAGACATGGAAATTCAAAAAGCTTATCAAGAGCTATTGCGTTATCACGAGGACTTTGATGACCTGCGTAATGACGACAAGTTTATTGCTTGGCTGGATGAACAGCCGTCTACACTAAGCGATGGTATTTATAATAACAACACCGACGCTAAGTGGGCCGCACGTATAATTGATCTTTATAAGGCTGATACTGGTTTGAAAAAGAAAAAAAGAAGTAACTCAAGCGCAGCCGCCGCTGAAACAGTCACCAAAACAAGGACTCGTGAAGTCAATAGTAAAGGTGATGGCGACCAACGCACTTGGAAAGCTTCTGAAATAGGCCGCTTGAAACCTCATGAATTTGAAGCTATGGAAGCAGAAATTGATAAGGCTAAAGCAGAAGGGCGCATTGATTTTAACGCTTAACCATTTATAAGGAAATAAGAAAATGGCTATTTCAGCTTCAGCAGGGTATGGAAATCTACCGTCAGGTAATTTTTTGCCCGAAATCTTTAGCCAAAAAGTCCTTAAATTTTTCCGTCGTGCTTCAGTAGTTGAAGACATTACTAACACTGATTACGCTGGTGAAATTGAGAACTTTGGCGACACGGTTCGCATTATCAAAGAACCAACCGTCACGGTATCACAGTACACTCGTGGTGCCGTTGTCAATCCGCAGGATCTGGCAGACGACCAAATCACTTTGGTTGTTGACAAAGCAAACGCTTTCGCGTTTAAAATTGACGACATTGAAGAGCGTCAGTCACACGTAAACTTCGAGGCTCTTGCCACCTCTTCTGGTGCATTTGCCCTAAAGCGTAAGTATGACGCTACAGTTCTTCAAGCTATCTCTGACGGTGCTGGCATTGCAGCGTCTGCCGTTTCTGGCACGACTCTGACTACCACCGCCGCTGCAGGTACACTCGGAACGGCTAACGCTCCGATCAACGTCGAAACAGACGACGCAGGTATCAACATGATGCTTGCAATGGCTCGTTTGCTTGACGACCAATCCGTACCCGAAGAAAACCGTTGGTTTGTTGCACCTCCGATCTTCTACGAAAAAATGTTCCAAGCTGGTAACAAAATCGCAGAAGTACAAGTAACCGGAGACGACACATCAAATCTTCGTAACGGTCTGGCAACTCCCGGCACTCTCGCTGGCTTCCGTTGCTACAAATCTACTGCGCTTAACAGCACAGGTGGTGTTGATCAGGTAACACTGACCGACGCTTCTGCTACGCTTGCCACTGATGGCTCAGAGAACGTCGTTCTCGCAGGTCACATGTCAGCCGTATCAACCGCATCGCACATCGCTAAAACCGAAGTGGTGCGTTCAACCGAATCTTTCTCAGATGTCATTCGTGGCCTTCATGTTTTTGGTAGCAAAGTTCTGCGCCAAGAAGCTGTTGTTCGCGGTGTCATTGATTTCGCATAAGGGAGGTATAAATGGCTACTTATGATCGCACAATAACTGGCGGCGGCACTGTCGGACATCCCGGCAATATCGCACGTCCATACGTGATTACATCACCTGTCTACGATGCAGTTGACAATACATCTCTCGCAGGAGACGATATTGTTAAGCTCGTTGACCTTCCGGCAGACTCAATGGTAATCGGCGGTTGCCTCGAAGTTCTTGAAGCTTCTGGCAACGCACAGATTACTCTCGATGTTGGCACCTCTACAGATGTTGACGCATTTGTTGATGGTGGCGCATCTAATGCTGCTGCCGACATTCAATTCAACCTGAAAGCTGCTGGTGGCAACCTTGTCACCTCCGCAGACTCTGTACAGGTAACTGTATTGGATGGTGGTTCGTCCGGCACAACTGCTCTGCGCTTCCGCGTACACGCAGTATGTGTTGACGTTTCACGTAACCCTGTTGAATCTGCTACAGTTTCAACTGGCACGTAAGGGTATGTCTTGGGGGTGTGCATGTATTGCCACCCCCTTGACTATCTCGTAGTACACAATATACTCAAGTGAAAACTTGGAGATATAAATGATTATACAACTTTTAAATGATGAAGAAGTACAGCAATGCTTAGACGGATGTTCAGAACTGAAAGACGGAACTGATACTCAGCCCCTCTCTACACAGTATGACATTAAAAAAAATAAAGAGTCAACAAGCATACCTGATATTGTCCGTGCGTTAGTAACTTTTAAGATACACAACAATCTTTACATAGACTCTGTAATTTCTCCTAAAAGAGTGTCATTAAATTTTTATAATGAGTATGGTGTAGGGGATTACTACAATAAACATGTAGACAGTTTTAAGGCTACACCTAAACACAAGAACACTTTTTTTGATTACGGATTTTCTCTCTGCCTGAATGACGATTATGAAGGTGGAGAGTTTGTTTTAGAAAATGACGTGGGTGAAATGACCTACGACATTAAGAAGGGTCAGATACTAATCTTTCCTATCATATACCCTCACAAAATAACTGAAGTTACATCTGGTTCTAGAAAGGCTATGATAGGCTGGATATCAAGCAGAGTCAGTTATGAACAGAGTCACATACTAAAACAAATGTTCTTCATAAACATGGATGCAATAAAGTCTGGTAATGAAGATATAATTGTTAAGTCGTCTGTTGTTCAAAACTATTTACAAAAACTTTGGAGTAAGAATGGCTGCGCGTAAACGAGACAAGATGCCCAAGCGCAACAAAAAGAACTTTC